CTGGCTTTTGATGGCAGTCCGCTGGTAGTGCTGTTGACCGTATTTTCCAGGGCGCTGGTACGGCTGGAGGTGCTGACAATATCCCGCTCAGCGACGGTGACCCGGCTGGTTACCTCCTGCAAGGCGGACGAACTTGCCTTGCCGGCTACGGTGTCTGTCAGGGCAAGCAACGATGCACTTTGAGAGCTGATCTGCTGATCCTGCGCACCATTTTTGTTCTCGGCCTCCGTCACTCGCTGGGTCAATGACTGCACAATCGCCGAGCTGGCCTTGCTGTCCACATCCACCCGCAAGCCGTCGATACGCTTGCCTTCGGCAACGAGCTTATCGCCCTGCTGGGTGACCGTGGCTTGAGTCGAGCTAAGCGCCGTCGCGGTGGCATCGGCAGTAACCTGGGCGGCCTTGGCGGCGCTGACATCCTCCATGTGCCAGTCAGTGGCCACCCAGATGGTGCCGCCATTGGCTACCTGCTCAATCTGCAGGAAAGGACGAATGAAAAACACGCCGGCAGGTACGGTGTATTCCCAACTGGTGCGCGTCCAAGTGGAAGTAGGGTTAACCCGCCCACCACCCGTACCGGTTGCCTTGATGGTTACCGGATCAGTGCCCACCTGAATGTACAAGTTGAATGGCGCCACCCCAGTCACACAAGCGACCAATGCGCTAACGCGCCAGGTGTCGCCCGGCTTGACTGCAGCGAATGGAACATCCGCCAGCGCAGGGTAGTGGTCACGGCTGGCAAGGCGGGCCGCATACTTGAACGGGCACCCCGCCGGCACATCAGCACTGGCGGTAGCCAGTACGACGTAGCCCATCTGCGAATAAGCGGGATCAAAGCTCGCATTGGGGACAATGTTGCCGCCGGCCGAGTTCGCCGCCTTGACGGAAGCCGTCAGGCTATTCACCGATGCGGCTTGACTGCTCAAGCCTTGCTCCGTTGCCGTAACGCGCCCCGACACCGAGCTCAGGGCAGCAGTACTGGCTTTTGATGGCAGTCCGCTGGTAGTGCTGTTGACCGTATTTTCCAGGGCGCTGGTACGGCTGGAGGTGCTGACAATATCCCGCTCAGCGACGGTGACCCGGCTGGTTACCTCCTGCAAGGCGGTGGAGCTGGCCTTGCCGTCCAGGCTGGTCTGCAGGCCATCCAGGCGCTGGCCCTCAGCGACCAGCTTGCCCTCAGCATCGGACACACGCAGGGTCAGATCATTCACCGCCGTGGCGTCGGCCTTGGTCTGAGCGAGCGCCAAAGCACTCGCAGCAGCCGCTGCAGCATCCGTGGCGGCCTTGTCGGTCACCGCTACCCAGGCGCTACCGCTCCAGCGCTTCGGGGTGTTGGCGTTGCCGGTGGTGTCGATCCACAGGTTTTGCGCCAAGCGATCAACTGCAGCAGGGGCCGCCGCCTGAATGATCACCTTGCCCTTGCCGCCCGCCAACGTGTTGGCCGCGTCAGCGGCTTGCTGAGCGGTGGCCACATTCTGGTTGGTCGCTGTCAGGCCGGTCTGCAGCCCTCCAATCTGTGATGCCTGAGCCGTAGTTTTGCCGTCCAGCGTAGAAACGTCGGTTTCCACTTTGGACACACGCGTGGCGGTACCGGCCGCCGTCACGATGGCCTGGCCAACATCGGTCCAGTAGGTCGCGTTGGGTGGCGGAGTGTTCTTCGGTACCGCTTTCAGCGCCTGATACAGCATCCCGTTGTCGCCCAGCACGCTCTGGGTTGCGCTGTAGGTCTTGTCCTTGTTGTACGGCAGCGAGCCGGCCAGCACGGATACCGTGTTGATCTGCTGCTGCAGGTCGGTTTTGGCGGTGCCGACCGCCTGATTGACTACCGCGATCTGCTGGGCAAGCGAGGTCTTGGCGCTCTCAACATTCTGGTCAACTGCGCTGATCTGCTGTTGCAGCTCATTTCGAGCTTGCGTCAGCGAACTGCTCACCGAATCGACCGAGTTGTTGACCTCGGTGATCTGCTCATTCAGCTCGTTGCGGACCTGCCCAACGCGCTCGTTCACCGAGCCAGGGCCGTTCATGTCGATCAGGTCGATGCGCTTGGTCAGCTCCTGACCCAGCTCGCTCTCGGTGATCTGGCCAGCAATCACCTCGAGCATCTGTGTCGGGTCACTGGACGTTGCAGCAAGAACGTACAGGAAGTCACTCTTCCCATAGGCATTCGCCGAGCGCACGTAGTAGGAATACTCCTTCGCGAACGCCAGGCCGGTGTGGGTGAAGGTCAGCCCCTGCCCCAGGTATACAGCGTCAGCGATAGGCGCCGACGGATTGGTGGCATAGAAGTACTCATAGGTACCGCCATTGAGGCTGTTCTGCAGGTTGGCCGGCACCAGCGTGATAGTGTCAACCGACGCATAGACGGCGCAGCTATCGGGCACGGGCGGGCCGCCCACGTTGACATTAATGGTCGCCTCGCCCGAGCGCGTGCCGGGGCCGAAGGCAACGACGCTCATGGCGTAGGTGCCAGAGGTCAGGCCATTGATATTGCAGCTTGAGGCTTCACCGCCAACCTTGAGGGACTGCACGACCTCAGCGCCCTTGCGGATCGTCACCGTGTAGCTCAGCACGGTCTGCACTGGCGGTGCCCAGCTGAGCACGCCCTGGACAACTTCGGCCACGCCGCTTGGAGTCCAGGCCAGGCCGGTGACAGCAGCAAGGCCGCCAACAGGCAGATTGATGAAGCCCAGCGGATCGTACGGCTGTCCCACCGCATCATCGAAGATGGCCTGCTCGTACGGTTTGAGGGTCACCTTGCAGGCATCGGCAGCGCCCATGGTCCATTCGGTGACCATGAATTCGCCCAGGATGTTCAGCGAAGGCAGATCGACCTTGACTGCACGCCCCGGGCGGCAGTTGTAGCCATTGAAGTTGAGCGGTACAGACAGGGAACCGCCCGAGCGCCGACGGCGCAGGCTGATGTTGGCAAGGCGCTGAGCCAGGTAGGCGTCTGTCACATAAGCAAACGACTGCGACTCAGCCAGCTCGCCGCCGTCTGTTGCGATCCAATCCTGAATCGCAACCTCCGGATAGTCGGTCTCTGCCCAGGCCTGAGCAGGATCAACAAAGGTCCCGCGCATGGTGTTGATGGCATCGCTGTTGCTGACCTCGGTCGTACCTTCAACAGTGCCAATCACCATGTCTTCGTTGATGGTGAAGTCGGCTGGCCCGTAGTAGGCGCCCACCTGAAGCGACCAGCGCCCGCCAACCCGGATCAGCGTTCCCGCGCAGGCCGACAGCAGGTTATCCAGGACAGTATTGCGCTTTTCATCTGCGCCAATGACGGCGCCGGCGAAGTAACGGGGCGACATCTTGCCATCCGGGCCGATGACGGTTTCATCACAGACGTTGGCAGCACTCGCGAAGGACTGAAAAATGATTTCGTCGTCAGGGATCGCGCAGCGGTTGCGCAGGTACCAGAGGATCAGCAACGCTGTGTTGGCCGAGTAGCCGGAATTCCCGTTGCGGGGGTCATAAATGTCGCTGCGCCCACGGACCACGAAACGCACATCCGGGATGCCCGACGGAAACTTCTCGGCGTCATACTTGAACGACAACCGAACAAACGACAGGCGCCGGCCGATCTGCTCTTGGCGCCAGTCTGGGCAGTTTGCCAGGAGGAATGCGTTCACCTGGGTCGGATCAATGATCACCTCGGACGTGGCATTCTCCCCCAGGTCAGACAGCGGACGCTCATCCACGTAGATCTCATCGACCCCCGCGATGGCGCCCTCGGACAGCACGTAGACGATGTGAATCCACTCTCCACTGGTCTGGTCGCCAGACTGTTCCTGAACCCAGGCGAGCACGCCGCCGGTGCTGGCCCGACCGAGAATGAAGCGCACCGGGGCTTTCGACGAGCGAACGGTCTGAGAGCTTGGTTCGGAGCTTGGGCCGCCAGAAATCTTTGCCGCACCAGTCAGGCCCGCAAAGACGCCCTGCACGCCGCCAAAAACATCCTTGAACGCGCCCACCGGGTCGTACATCGCCTTGATCGGCGCGGTGACGAGCTTCACGACTGACTTGATTGATTTGCCCACTATTCAACTCTCCAGGCCACCAAGGGCTCACAATCAACGGCTGCAGCACCAGACTCAGTGGCCGCCCAATACCGGCCACTCCAGAGCACCGCCACGCACTTCCCCGACGCGCCCTCGAAGCTGACGATGTCGCCCCGCTGGGCGAACTGCACATCAACCCCATGACTCAGACAGCTTCCCTCCAGACGCCATCCCCTTCCTGGTTAACCGTGACTTTTTTCTCACTGCTTTTTTCCGTGATTAGCGGTGTAGTCGTCGCAGCGGTCGGTTATGGCAAGCAAGAGGCTGCGAACGGGACTCTTGTGCAGCGTGTTGCGGACTACAAAGAGGCGAATGATCAGTTAGCCGCAAACATTGAAAAATGGAGAAAGGCCTACGACGCCCAAGGCGCGCTACTCACGGCTACCCGATCGCGCGTGGCGGAGCTGGAGAACGACCGCTGCAAACCTCTAAAGCGAGATATTGATAGTATTCGGAACGACATTAACTTCTTAGAAAACAACAACCACTCCGCTCAAGAAATTGAACGAACCATCCGCCTGATGAACGATTACCAACAATCACTGCGAGTCTGCTATGGCTCGACGGGACAACGCTGACTCTTGGTTTCTAAGCCGTCCGCCCAAATTTGATTCACTCGGCCTTATGGGTCGGCAGCTTGAAGTCGGTGACGCGGTCAGCGATGGCGCGCACCTTCTCGACGCCAAGGAAGCCGACCCAGCCACCGACGAAGGTGGACATGCTCTGCGGCAGACCGAAGAACTCCAGGCCACTTATCATGGTCAGGGTCAGGCCGCCGCAAATGGCCCCCTCGACCAGCATCTGCCGACGGGTGCCACCGCCGTAGGTGATACGGAGGACTGCCATCGCGCATGAAAGACCAGCTGCATACAGAAGAGGCGAATGCTGGCTCAACCACGCAAGAGCAATCGCCCAGGTGTCTGGTTTGTCTGGCATGTTGGACATACTCGATTCCTCCCGTTGCGGGGAGCGGAAAAAATAAAATACCCGCCCTCGTGGCGCGCCAAGAGCGGGTGCGGCAAGCTGGGGCGACCCACCACTCAGCGAAAGCAATAGAGAGCTTTCTGCCCAGCTAGGTGGCGGTGCCTGGGCCGAGGTCGGTCGGTTACATTGCTTGCTTCATAAATGAGAAAACTCGTGCACCGATGTGAAGCCGGCCGGATGCTTGCCCAGAGGCTCCCTAGAGGCTAAAAGGGATGCTGGCCGATCTGGCCTCGCTAGAGGGAACTAATAGATGCCGATCAGTAACATTTATGTAATCGCTTATAACCTACACGGGGAGGCTCGCGAATTCATCGTCCGCGCCGAGCGAATGAATAACGCTGAGGCTTGGCACTGGGCGGCCTGCGAAGCTGGCGTGGGAATCATTCCTAAATTCATTGCTTCGAATATCAGAAAGGTCTCTCGACCTGTTGCTGAGCGCTGCGGCATAACCGACGTCCAATGGCGGAGGTCAGCCAGCCTATGAAGTACCGTATTGACTACAACCTTAAAGGTCGTACCAAGTTCTGGATATGCGACTGGTCTAGTAGGCCGAGCGAGGATAATGTACTCACCGCTCTCCTCCGCTTGCATGCCTCCACTGACGCCCTGTCCGAGATGCGCGCACCGCGCCGCTTATCACATGATGATCTGCGCATTGCGGTCGCCGATTTAGGTATTTCGGATGTACGCATTGAGGGGGATAAATAGCTATGTCGGTGAGCCCAGGCCGACGCTGGGAAGTACGCCGGTCACTGCAAGGGCGCCGGTACTCGGTTCGGCCATAGGGGTGCTCCATAGAAGAATGAAACCCGCACTCGGCGGGCTGTATTCAGTAGCGATGCAGAATGCCGCCAGGCTTCAGCTCCTCTCGGAGCAAGCGGCGAACGTCTTCTTCCAGGCTGGGCACGTCAGAGGCCAAGGTGACTTTTACGGTGCCGGCAGAAAGCTTGCATTCGTAGGATCCGATACGCTTAGCAAGCGCCAGATCGGCCGCGGCGCGGGAAGCCGCTTCCTCCATTGCTTGTCGGGCTTGCTTCTCGCCCGTGACGTATCCGCTGTGATCAACCAATGGCGTGCTTTCGTCTTCGCTGGCAAATCTTGAGGTCAGCCGCGAAACCGCTGTGCATTCCGCCTTGCTTCCTGGTTCTGCCACAGCATGACCCAGTGCAGCAATCGGCGCGGCCTGGGCTGAGACCTGACTTCCGCATGCGGCAATCTGGGCTTCGCAGGCGGTGACGCGGGATGCCAGCCCTGAAACGAAAGAGGCTTCTGCTTTGCTCGAGGCCATCATCTGCAGAGTGACGCTAAAGCTGTGCAGCGCTTCGATGCTGGAGCGCAATGACGCGAGGGTTTCGTTGGTTTCGGACATTTGCATGCTCCAGATACGAAAAAGCCCCGGCATGTACCGAGGCTCAGAATGGGTGCGGAGGGCCGGTGCGTACCCGGCTTGCTGGTCTGGCTCGCTGGGTCACGTACCCCAGACTCTCATCGCGTAGTCGATCAGGGAGCGCACGGCTTTGATCCACGCCTCTACCGACTTAGCCCAGCTGCCTGGGCGGGTCATCCGCATAAAAAGCCCACGCAGGGTGGGCAGGGGGAGCAACGCAGAAAATAGTTAAATCTGGTGGCTGTAGAACAGCGAGTACGATTCGATACCGTCGTTGGGCTGCTTGATGCCAGCGTTGGAATAGTGAATGGCCCGGATACCCACCTTCTGAGTCTCCCCGATCTTCAGGCCCGCACCGATCCGGTCTTCGAAGTTGAACGCCGAACCGAATTCCTGATCGCCTGCTGATGTGCCGGAGAACACCGCCAAGCCGATGCCCGCTTCAACGAATGGCTTCACGTTGCCGCTGCCGAATTCGTAAACAAAGACCGGGGAGAAGGACAGCGAATGCGCACCACCAGAAGCATCGCCTGCCTCCCAGTAGGTGTAGCCCGCATCCCAGTAGCCAGTAAGACGCCCGGTGCTTGACTCGAGCCAGGACTTATCCCAGTTGAAGCCAAGGCCGACGCGGGCGGTGATACCACCTTGGCCCGTTGCACCGATGGCCCCGGAGAGCTCGGCAGCGCCAGCTGATACGGCAAAGAGGCTGAACACCGCCGCAGCGATGAATGTTTTCATGATCACGGTCTTCCATGGTTGTTTGTTAGCAAACTATCAGAAACATAGTGCTATCAAATCGTTCCCTGACACAAGAAAAAGTGCTGCTACTGGAGAGCTACCTGAATCGAAGCCCTTCACAAACACAAAACCCCAGCGCTTGGCCGGGGCTTGTTTGTGTCTCTCAGCTACCGGATGAGCTCGATCACCAAATCACTCGGGTCCCCTTCGAGCCCTATCTTCCAATCGGGGCGTTCATCTGCCAGCTGTTGCAGCAGTATCCCAATGGCGTCGAAGTAGGTACCGGTGCTCACGCCAGGCGGCGCAGAGACCTTGATCGTGATGTGGTGGAAGCCTCCGGTTGAGATTGGCTCAACGGGCAGCTTGCTATCGACCTGGCGCTTGAACTCAGCGGCAAGACCTGATGCGGTAATTTCCATGCTCGATTCCTTTCCAGCACATAAGCAAAAGCCCCAGCCGCAGTGGCCAGGGCTCTATGTGTCGCGTGACGTTGCAAGCTGGACACGCTGCTATGAAAGCAGGTGTTTATCCGCCCGCATAGAACTTTTTATGCAGCCTCTCGAATTTCTTCAAGGGCGCAGTCGATCCATGCAACGCCAGCCTTGATGATCTCCCGGGCCTTGCGCTCAGACATGAGCGATTGGCCGGCGCTACCGAAGGCCGGCCAAGCAGCTATGTAGCCGGCATCCAATCGGTTATCGAAGAGCTGCAGGCCGGAGCAGGCCATGACTAGGCGAGGGACAGTCAAGCGTTGGACCGAGGCAGAGGATGCGCTTCTTCGCCAGCTCTATCCCAACAAAACCAACAAGGAGCTTTGTCTTCTACTACCAGGACGGACGAAGACAGCCATCACCTTGCGGGCAGCCCTGTTGGGGCTGGTTAAGACCGATGCCCACAGATCGGAAACGCATCGACGAATCCTGCTTGCCAGGCTGGAGGCCAAAGGGGGTCAGATTGGCCAGGATCCAAGACCGGTTGGAGCCACCCACCGCAAGGGCCGGTACACGCTGATCAAGGTGGCGCAGCCCGACGTGTGGAAACCGCTTCATATCTACACCTGGGAGCAAGTCAACGGACCTGTTCCAGATGGGATGGTTGTGGCAGCCAAAGACGGCGACGTGCAGAACACGGACCTAAGCAATCTGTGCCTACGAACACGTGCCGAGCACCAGTTGCGCAATAACCATCACTACAAAGGCTTGCCGGAGGAGATCGTTGACATTCTCCACCTGCAGAACGAACTGAAAAAAGAGATCAAGAGGAAGACCAGGAATGAAAAATAAGCTCAGCGACCTTCGCGACCACCTGTTCGCCCAGCTCGAAGCGGTGCGCGAGGCCGATGACGACAACTTGGCCAAGGAGGTCCAGCGCGCCCAGTCAGTATCGGATATCAGCCGTGTGCTGATAGAGAGCGCGAAGGTCGAGATCGACTACTTCCGCCACATCGGCGGCGAGAACCCGGCCAGCTCGTTCATCGAGTCGAAGCCAGCCCTACCGCCAGCGAAACGAACCTGACGTGACAGATCAGCGTGACAACCAAAACCTGACGCGTCAGGCCGGGAGGAAGGTATGAGTGAAGAGACTGAGGTGTTGACGGTCGAGGGCTTAGCCAAGCTGCTGGGCCGCACCGAGGCGTCAATCAGGGAGGGGATTCGCCGCGGGGTACCGTGGTTGCCAAAGAGCTTTAAGATGGGCAACCGGCACTGCTGGCTGAGGGGGGATGTGAACGCTTTTCTGAGAAAATTGCGAGACGGGACGGTAGGGCACAGTAAAAGCGGCAGAAAGCGACAGCAACCCCCAAAATTGAAATCCTGTTAGACCGGCGCGGATGTCAGAAACAGGTCTATCTCGTTGCATAATACACCCACGCCGGGAACTGTATCGCGTGTGTGATAATACAGCTGAGCATAATCCAGACTCTCAATTGTACTAATCGCACGAGACTTCTGATACTCCTCACCTCTGAGGCTATAGATATCGGTGAGATCTTGTGCAGGGTGCTCCCGAGTAGATACATCTAAAGCTTCAAGGTCAAGTCCAGTCTCTTGATGAATTAGTTCCAAAGTTAATTCTGGATGTATTTTTTCGAAGTGCGAATATTCGGCAAGGAACCAAGCCTCGACCTCCATTACAGACAAGATGAAGACTACTGGAGCCAATGAAGTTTTGAGATACATTCGCATGACTCGCTCAAGACGCGGAATCTCATCTTTCGAGAAGTCTGGGCGGACGTCTCGAATCCCTATAATCTTTTCATAACCAGCCGCCGTTAAATTAGCATGCTGTCTTTTTAAGCGTTCGGCAACCTGAGCATCATTTCCGCAATCATAAATCAGCACGAAAAATTGTTGTGATGTGGCATCAGCGACAGCGTCAACCTCCGTAATACTAAGTGGATGCTTGCCGCTTTTACCCCCACCCCTGATGCGCTTCTTGGCAATATGAACTGAATTAACCTCTGCAATTTGCTCGATCAACCTCTCGACAAAAAGCATTTCCGTATTACCTTCGACGAAAAAAGCAATCTTGCGCATCACTGCTCCTCGGAGTTATCAGAATTTAGATAATCCATCTCAAAGAACGAGAAATTGCTCAACCCTGTGAATCGAAAATCGTCAAACATCTTAGCGGAGTTGTTATAGTTTCTTACATTCACATGGCTACCATGTCGCTGCAAAACAGTCCACTCCGCCAAAGGGACTTCATCCATAACAAAATTATCGTTAGTGGACATTATGATTTGCAGATTCGTGGTTTCCGCTTTGTGCCTAAGAAGATCAATTAAAGCGCAGGAGCGCTCATAGTCCAGCCCTTCACCTATATCATCAATGACAACGCAGGCGCTTTTACCCTTCATCTGCATATAATTTAGATGAACCATTAGCGCAACGACACGATACATGCCCGCAGACATTGAGTACTGATCAATACCGACTCCAACGTCTTTTTCTCTCACAATGAGTGCGGACGGCTCCCCTGGCAGTCCGTGAAACATTATTGTTGAGGGCGCACCAAGATCAATGTCTACCACATCGAACCCAACTGCTTGAATGTCGCTTATAACAGCACTTACAAATGCGTTCCCGAAATCTCGCTTACCATTCCGAAACAAGGGCACTGCGGCATTCTCATCTTTCTCATCTACAGGCTGCGCTGCCGGAGTAAATATAGTCAGGGCATCTTTACCCAAGTTACCGCCAAATTTATAATGACGTAACAAACTTGCCCAATCATACAAAGGCTCTAACAATGGGTGCTGCAGCACATCGCGCATTTTCGATATAGAGAACTCACTAGGATCACATTGAAACTCTACCTTCAGGCCATCCAAAAGATTTTCATAAAGCACAGTTCCCTTGCCGCTTTCAACTCTTTCTAAATACACCTCTCCATCCACGGACAGCTTTTCAAACTCAACTGAGCGATCCTTAGTTGAGGACTCATACCTGTACTCTTTCCCCAAAAATGTCCAGATGACGTCATATTTTGAATAAAGAGTGGCAGTCAGGCTACCTTGAATCGTCCGACCCAAAGAGCCGACAATATTAAGCGTTCTGGTTTTACCGGTTGAATTCTTACCAACAATCAAGTTTTTAGCTTGAAAGTCTACCTTCTCCAGATCCCACTGAAAACTTTGCCCTTCATATTCGACATAGCTTATTGACTTCAACATTTAAATTATCCTAACCAAGTTTTTCAGCCAAGTATTGAGGGCTAAGATGAGTGTATCGCTTGAGCATTGCCAAGGTCTTGTGTCCAGTAATACTCGCGACTTCCATCATGGTAAAGCCACGCTCGAAGAATCGACTGGTTGCCTCATGACGAAGGTCGTGAAGGCGCAGACCTTCAATCCCAGCAGCCACGCATGCCCTGGGGAAGTAGTTGCTAATCGTGTTGAGTGCGAGGTTGAAGTACCGACCTCCACCGATCGGCGTGGGTAGCCCCTCTAATAGGGCGATCGCCCGGGAGGACAACGGCACGGCGCGCCGCTCGCCGTTCTTGGTGTCTTCCAGATAGGCCACTTTGCCGCGCACCTGGTCGCGGCGCAGCATTAGCAGCTCAGATCGGCGCATCGCAGTCTCCACCGCCAGCTCAATGAACACCGGGAGCTGGGCATTCATCTGGCCGGCCGCTTTGTACAGCGCGGTGAGCTCTGCCGGCGTCGGGCGTCGATCCCTTTCCTTGCTGCCCTTTGGCATCCGGATCGCCCGGCACGGGTTTGTCAGCCCTTCAATACCCCATTCCTTGGTGGCCACCGTGTACAGGTGACTGATCACCGCCAGATTGAGGCGGACCGTCGCGGTCGACTTGCCTTCCTTGAGCTCAGCATCGCGGTAGGCGGCCATGTCGCTCGAGCGGATCGCAGCCAGGCCTTTGCTGGCCAGCTTGTGCTCTTTCCATTTCTTGATGCGGACCTGCTCCTGCTTGGCGCCCTTCTTGGTCGCCGTGACCTCGGAAAGGTAGCGGTCCAAGGCCTCGGCCAGTGTGGTGCTTTCAGCCTCGCGCATGTCGACAAAGCGCGCTCGCGACATGTCACCCTCGATCTCGGCGGCCCATCGCTGGGCTTCTGCCTTGGTGTCGAAGGTGGCGGAAAGGGTTGGATATCCTTTGCGGCGGATCTGGGCGCGCCAGGCATCCCCGCGCTTCTCGTAGTAGGCCATGGCGGAATGATAGCGAACGGTTGGGGGAAACACACGCTCCCCCATTCCCCCAAAATTCCCCCAAACGAAAAAAGCCCCGAGTGCTATACAGCGCTCGGGGCCTTTAATATGGCGGAGAGATAGGGATTTGAACCCTAGGTACTGTTGCCAGTACAACGGATTTCGAATCCGTCCCGTTCGACCACTCCGGCATCTCTCCAATGCCGCGCATCATACCAGCGTTCTTTTAAAACG